TACAATTCTGTGAAACGCACCGCCGACATATCGGATTTTTTGCAGCCGTTGAGAGATAAACCTTACCAGGCTTATCTCTCCAACGCCCTGCAGGTGGCCGACGTACTCGACTGGGTACTGCAGCAACTCGGCAAGTCCGAGGTGTGGCAGACCTCATTCTCGATCTCCGAAGAGTTCATCCGCAGGCTGTTCTTCATCGAGAAGTCGGGTCTCGTCACCCGTTTCAACCTGGTGCTCGACCACAAGGCCACCAACAAAACCCTCAAGCTCTGGGCGTTCATCACGCAGGTCATCAACACTACCTACCTGGCCGACAACCACAGCAAGGTCTTGCTCGTGCGCAGCCAGAAGGGCGAAGTGGTCAGTATCATCACGTCACAGAACCTCACACGCGGTAACCGATGTGAGAGTGCCGTGGTGACAACCGACCTCGACATCTTCCGAACGCTCCACGCACAGATCCAGGATTTAATCACCAATCATTCCGTTCCGCTCAATGAACTATTCGCAAGAAGAATTGCAGCAGATTGAGCAGTTCGCCTCAATCTACCTGAAGATATCGGACATGGCGGTGATCCTCGGCATACCTGCCGAAGTTCTCCGCTCAGATATCGCTGACCGCACCACCGAGGTAAGCCAGCGTTACCTCCGTGGCAAAGCGGCATCGAAAGTGAAACTCCACCATCAGGAGATGATGCTGGCGCAGGTCGGCTCGCCGCTGGCCATCGAGAATGCCCACCGCAACCTGCTGGATATGGAAGATGACGAGTAACTATGGCACAGCTTGAGACGCTTGAAATATGCCGTGTTGACTTGTTCACGGCGCAAGATGAACTGCAACAACGCTACACTGATGACGTTGTTGAACGCATCCTGCGCATCCGTGAGGAATACAATTGGTTCATCGCAAACCCTGACGCTAAGGACCGTCAGTTCATTGAGAATGCGGTGAGCCGCTTCGGCATACACAAGTCGCTCGCTTATCGGGACCTCGGTGTCATCAAGGCGCTGCTGCCCCACCTGGCACAGGCCAGCCGTGACTTCCATCGCTATCGCTACAACGAGATGATCCTGGAAACCTACCAGATGGCCAAGAAACGCAAAGACACGAAGACGATGGAGAAGGCGGCATCTTCCTATGCCAAATACAACCGTGTGGACTTGGAGGACGACCAGGCGGTCCCTTATGATATGATCGTGGTGCAGCCCTTTACCGCTACAGACGATCCGTCAGTGCTGGGCATCAAACCGATGCCAAGGCTACAAGAGCGCATTCAGGAACTGCTGCACAAATACCAGGCAGAGAATATCGACATCGAGGATGTCGAGTTTGAAGAGGCTGATCTGGAGGAGTCCACACTATTCCCACCCACCACCCAGTTTGACGATAAAGCCGATGGAGAAAAAAATATACTTTAACACTCCCCAACGCCTGACACAGTTAATCGGAGCCAATACCACCGTCATCGTGGCGGGGCGACGAACCGGCAAGACGGATTCAATAGCCTCGCCATTTGTGCTGCGCAACATGCAACGCATGCCTGGCAGCACTGGTGGTATTGTGGTACCCACTTACAAACATGGTTTGACAAACACCATCCCAGGCTTGTTGGCGGCGTGGAAACGCTGGGGCTTCGTGAATGGTATACACTACGTCATTGGGCGAAGGCCGCCTAAATCCTTCGGTAAACCAATCATCGAGCCTGCTGAATATGAGCATGTCATTACCTTCTACAACGGCTCTTGCGCCATTATCATTTCGCAAGATCGACCTGGCTCCAGCAACTCGTTGACCCTTTCGTGGCTCCTGATTGACGAAGCCAAGTTCATCGATTACGAGCGACTCAAGGACGAGACGCTGCCTGCCAATGGTGGTATCAAGTCTTATTTCGGACACCACTCGTTCAATCACTCAGTAATGATACTCAGTGATATGCCGCAGACGCAGAAAGGCTCGTGGTTCCTTCATTATCAGGACAAGATGGATGCTGACCTTATCGAGACGATCAAGGGCACCATCTATGAGATATGGAAGACCAAGGAGCGCATCCGACAGCTTAATGCCAAAGGCGAAGCTGTTCCGAACTACCTGCGCAATTATCTGCGTAACTTGGACAGGAATCTCAACAAGATGCGCTCTGTGGCCGTCTATTACAAGGAATACTCCTCGATTGAGAACCTGCAGCTTCTCGGCGAGTCGTACATCAAACAGATGAGGCGCGACCTCACGCCAAAGACATTCCAGACATCCATTCTTTGCCAACGCATAGGCATTGCCAAAGACGGATTCTATTCGTCCATGCGTGAGGCCCACAAGTACAATGCCAGCGACTTCGAGTACCTCGACAGTCTTGGCTATGACTTCAACGAAAGTCAACTGGATTGCCGTGTCGACAAGGACTTGAACCTGTATGCCCCAATCTGCATCGGTATGGACTACAATGCCAACATCAACTGGATTGTGGCTGGCCAGCCCAGCGGGCGCAGTTTGAACGTCATCAAGAGCTTCTATACGAAGTTTGAGCGCAAAATCCCTGCTTTGATTGACGACTTCTGCCGCTACTACGTTCATCATGAATGTAAGATCGTGGTCTATTATTACGATAGTACCGCCTTGGGCGGCAACTATGCCGTCAACGAGCAGGACTTCCATTGGGTGGTGTGCCACGAGTTCGAGCGGCACGGATGGCAAGTCGAGGACATCAACCTGGGAAACCCTATGAGGCATGATGAGAAGTACCTGCTCATCAACCAGGGCTTTGCCGGTAAACAACGGCTCATGCCGATGTTCAACCGCCAAAACAATGATGACCTGATTCTCGCCATCCAGACGGCAGGCGTAGTGCGCGGCCGCAACGGCTTCCGCAAGGATAAAGGCGGTGAGAAACTTGCCGAGACCGAGGAAGACCTGCTGCAGCACCGCACCGATGGCACGGACGCTTTCGACACCCTCTACATTGGCTGTGAAAAGTTTCCTTATCGTGATATCTACGGTATTAATTCAGGCGGTGTTCTATAGAATGGCATAGTTTTTGCTTTTTCTTTTTCAATAGTCTCTCAATCATGCCCATGAAAAATTCCGAAATTCTTAACAAAAATTAGGGAACCGTCACCTTAATTTGGCACTAGTGGCATTTTATTTTGCATGTTTTTGATAGGTTAGCGCCTACCGACAAGTGTAGGCTACAAGTTTAACCTAACAAAAAATGTGATCATGAGAAAGATCATTATTCCTCAGCCCTGGGCATGTTTGATGCTTGCAGGGATTATCGACATCTTCGATTTAGGTGTTGATTTAGGCACAGGACCGTGCCTCGTGTTAATTCAAGCTGCCCCTTGGCAGAAGTATGACAACAGCTCTAAAACGCCTCTTGAATGGTTGCTTGCGCTGGAAATGGCGCAACTGATGGGAATCGTTCCGCTCTATCACGAGATGCCTTTGAATTGCATCATCGGTTATGTCATTGCAGGCAAGGTGACTGAAGAGCCACAATGTGTTTGGACATACGGCGGGAAAAAAGACAGGCTGTATCGCTTGTACCTTCCTCTCCTCTTTGACAAGCCTCTCCCTAATAACGCCGTCGTTACAGAGGATATGTTGTTGCGTTCAAGCGCAATGTTCCCAACACCGCCTCACGTCGTTGGAGATACTCTGTGTTTCAATGTGAACAAGAAACTGTTCTATGACGCCGTCGAAGGTTTCTCGTTCAGTGTTCCGATGACGGATGCCATGTTCCAGCTGGTGGTTCGTAATGGGGAAATCATTCAGTACAAAAGCGTCATGCTCAGCTATAACGGACTGGTTAAACGCTTTCTCTATGAGGAGGACAACGATTTCGATATAGCTCGAGATGGAGAAGGTAAGCCCAAACACTACTACTGTATAAGGAAGGGCAAGGATGAAGCAAAGCCTTTCTTCCGTATCCACCTACGACACAAAATTTATTGAGTGATCAGAAAATTTTGTATCTTTGCCCTGTCGTTCTGCAATGAACGGCAAGACATCGCGAGTAAAAAGAACATTATGCTAGTTGTAAACTGAGAACTAGGAACTTTCATTTTTGCACAACGACAGCATAGTGCTTGCTTACGCATAGACGTGAGCCACTATGTTATGTATGTGCAAAAGGTGACCTAGACCTTCAGTTATGCATGACTATGGTTCACGTCTTCATTTTTGCTGCAATGTTCAAAAATAAAACTAAAATTTGTACGCAAAAACAAAGATTTTGTAGTATTTTTGCATTTACGAATTTCCCCATATCGGGAACTATACCTGCTCAGAAAGAACCGTACCATTGACTGGAACCGCAGAGAGGCAGAACGAGCCAATATGCGCCGCCTTGTTAAACGATTGCTGAAAAAGTATAAGTACCCACCAGAGGAAGCAGAAGACGCGATGAAAGTAGTTCTGAAGCAATGTGAACAGTGGGCCGAGAACCAAGATGATTTAGTGGCGTAATAACGGCAAGAATAAATGATGAAACCTATCCAATTGAAGAAGAATAAGTGATTGTAGATTCGATGACATATGAGGATATTTGCCGTGAATTTGACAAGATCCACGACAAATACTTTGAGCTCCTCAAGGATCGACTTAGACCTGAAAGTCGTGGTATAAGCCAGATGCGTCGCTATATGCTGAAGCATAAAGCTGCAACCGACGTTCTTTTCAAGCCAATCACTTTTAAAGTCGATTCTAATACGACCTATTATGCCATCCCAAAGATTCCAGATTACAAGTTCTTCATGAAGAATGGGCCATCGGCTCTCACATTCCTAACGTACAACGATCGTCATGGATTGATGGCAGTAATGAGAGTGGGATACAATGATGATGAGTATCTCTTTGCCACGCCTCATTTCTTTGATCGCTTTATTGAACGTTTCCTTGATGAAAACGTGTCAAAGTCAGAAGCGATGTGCCAGTTCTTCTCAAATAACACAAACTTTGTGATGACTGCATTTCCAATCCCAGACAATCCAAATAATTTGATTGGGATTGCTGATGAAGCCGTTTTGTTCGGAGAAAGAATTGCACCGAACATTACATTTGCGAGAACTTGTATCACACGCGATATGCTCTATTCAAACCAGGTCGAAGCAACAAATATCCTTGACGATGGCATTAAACTGATGATAGAAGACCGAGAGAAACTCAAAGAGTTATTGATGAAGCCATCAACCAGTCGTTTCAACCGATATGATATGATTTAGCGATGGAGGAAATACCGAGCAGGGAACTGGTCAAATCACATCGTTTTGATCATTCTATTCTGCTACATCGTTTTCGTCATCACTGGTCAGGACCCAATCAAATTTCTTTACCCATCGCCAAATGGTGACGCGCGAGAGGTTGGTCATGTTCTGTATCTGAGGTTTGGACAACCCGATACGTATCAAGTAACATACCTGCATCTGTTGTTCGGTGAAATTACCTAATTTGGCCAACAGCCTCTCCTTGAATGACGGGTAAAGTTCATCAACTGCATGATAGAGCTGTTTCCAGTCAGCAGATGTCATGTTTTTCTTGCCTGCTGAAGATTGCCTGATCGAATAAATGACATCTTCGGCTTTGCCTTCCAGTTCAGACTGATGGAGCATCTGGATAACGGTCTTGTTTTGGTCCATCTTCTCCGACAACTGTTGCTCTCTTTCTTTCAAGGCTTCTTCATATTCCGATAATTCGGCATTAACTCGTTCAAGTTCGTTTTTCACGTCGCTGAGTTTATCAGTCGTTTTCTCTAATGACGCCCTCAATTCTTCCAGGTTCTTTTCTTTCTGTTCAACATCCCTGCGCAGTTGCTTCTCATCACTTGATACTTGTTGCAGTTCTGTCGAAAGATTAAGCACTTCCTTCAGATGCTTGCTGCGCCTTCTGACATAAAGCATATAACCGATACTTGCCAGCAGTATTGCCGCCAACGCTACAATGATGAGCGTGTTCTTGTACCTTTCTTTCTCGTCTTTCAGGCTTTGCTCTTTCTTTTGGTCTAAGTGATACTGAAACTGATTGTTCACCGTTGCCGCCAGTTCCTGGCGTTTCCCGAAGTCCAATGAATCGCTCAGGGCCATATAAAACGCAGCATATCGGTTTGCGTTTTGCACGTCACCACGCCTGTTATAAATCCGATGCAACAACCTTGACGCGTCATATTGATTATAGATGTCTGTCCCTTTTTCCAGCACCAGATTACAGTAAACGATGGCCGAATCTGTTTTGCCGCATAAATCGTAATACTGGGCAAATGCCATGCACGGGAAATCGGAAAACTCTTCTAATGGGTCAGTTTCTATCATCGAAAAGCACTTCCTGGCTTTGGGCAATCGCTTCATGTAGGAATAGTCATTTAACAGATACAGCAGTTCATACTGATGGCTTGAGATGTCTTTTGAACGGATGATTTCATCCAAGACGGCGTCAAAGGCTTTTTCGGCCTCCTGTTGTTTTTCCTGTGCAAGATATGCCGTGCCAAGGTGCAAGTATGGTAGAATAACGTCTTTATGCATCCGCTTGGAAATCTCAAGTTCTCCCTGTGCCATCTTGACCGCAGCATCATAATTATTTACCTTGTAGTAGAGGTCATTCAGATTGGAGTAGGCGTTACGCATCATCAGCGAATCGCAATCACTTCCATCATTTTGTGCATATTCTAATGATTTGAGGAAGTATTCCATGGAACGCGGCGCGTCTTGCAAATCACGGTAAACGCTACCGGCGTAGTAGGTTACTTCTTGTTTCTCAGGCAAGGAACCTTTCTCCTCAAAATACTCGAGCAGTTTCTTTATCATCAAGTCAGAGTTCGCTGTGTTGAATGCCTTGTCATTCAGCCTGATGCGTAATAAATCATACTTCTTCCTGACATAATCGTTCTGCTCTCGGATTTCGATCTCCAGAGAATCAAGCATGGCAAGAGCATGGCTGGGATCCTCATCGCCAATCATTTTAATCTTCTCATAGTCTCCCAAAGCACGTTTGTCAGAACATGAGAATAACAGGCACAAGCAGGTTGCACACAGAATTTGGATAAAAAATAGCTTGGTACTCAT